TATTCAAATACGTAATCGAGTTAATTTGGCTACTGATGATGCCAGGGTAACTGATGCTAATATTCTTGACTTTCTTAATGCGGCTATGCAAGACGTTGAGTCGCAATATAGTTGGCCTTGGCGACAACAAGTAGAAACTATTTCTGTTAGTGCTAATGACAACACGTATACACCTGCGGCTGATTGGCGCAATACTTTATCTGTTACTTTAGTGGACCCTCCTGCTGTTTTACAAAAACGTACTTGGAAATGGACTAGGCGTGTTGCTTGGGCTGATATGACGGGTACTCCTGCTTATTATACTGAGCATGCTGGTGTTATTTATTTGTATCCTGTGCCTGATAAAGCGTATTCTATTGAGCATAGGTATTTAGAAACTACTGATGTTTTGGGTAGCACGAGTGCTACTGTTGGCAATCCTGATTGGTTTGACAATGTTATTGTTACTAAGGCTTCTTCGTATGTAGCTCAAAAGCTTAGAGATAGTGAGTTGTATCAAATGTTAGAAACTCAATATAAGCAACAGTTAAAGTCTTTTGCTGATGATGTTTCTAGAAGTTATGAGCCTGTAAATATAGCTACACGTAGGGATTGGGAGCATGGATAATGCCTACAGAGCAGAAAGATATTGTCACATTTGACGATTGGACTACTGGTCCATGGCATTCGTTAGGTTCTGATCATGGCCCTAAAAAAGGTTATTTTTATGATTGCGTAAATATGCAGTTGTATGAGAATGGTTCTTTGGGCCCTCGGCCTTGTTTAAAAGAGGTTGGTATTAACGGGGATGTTTTGTTTAATTCTGCGTATCAGCATTTTGCTGGTGTTGCTTGGTATCAAGCTACTGATTTTAATGCTGGGCCTTTGTCTATAGAATCAAGTGCTAAAGCTCGTTTGATGATTATGGAAAAAGGTAGTGGCACTAGGTATTATTGGGATGAGACAGCTCATTCTGCTGGCACTTTAGGTAGCATTGATCATTCTACGTTTAGGTGTTTTCTTAAGCCTGCTAGGTATTCTGAAGCGGCTTGGGATGCTAGTTCTGAAATTCTTATTAGTTCTATGCCGTTTCAATATAAAGGTAGTACTGATATTATTTTTGGTGGTGACGGTTATTTTAATGGTTTAGATGACACTGGAACTGATGGTTATCAAGCTATTACTGCAAGTGGTGACGCTACGTTAACATCTAATGAGTACCCACAAAACTGGGACCCTATGGGTTTATTTGGTTGGCGTGACAGGTATTGGGCTTGGGGCGATTATGATTCAGGAACTAACTATAACGGTAACCGAATATATTATTCTCGTGTAGGGGATATAAGCGATTGGCGAGATGACGACAATGGCGAGAATGCGTTCATTGCCGTAGGAGCTGACCCTGATTTAGCTATAGTTGGTTGTTGGCAAACGTTTGATTCTTTGCTTATAGCTATGGCTGATGGTAGATGGTATAGGTTTGCGTATACTGATAACCCTGGTTTTGGCGAAATTAGATATATAGGCACTAAGATATTGCCTGATTTTTATGTAACTGCCGCTGTTACAGGTTCAGCAATTGTTTATATAACAAGACAAACAGGTGTTGTTGTCGCAACTAAAGACAACATAGATGACCAAACGTTTAGTTATGTAAAGATACCTAACGAAGGAGATGATTCTATTGACGCATATTTTATGCGAGGTGTTCCTTCACACGCACATAACGCTGTGTGCTTGCCTTACAAAGTAAAAACTGTAGGTAGCACTGTTCCTAATAACGTGTACAAAGGTGACCGTTCTTTAGATTTAGTTAATGGTGTATGGACCCATCAACTGTATTTTGGTCCAGGTGACGATAGCGTATTAAACCCTGCAATTATTGATGTTATCCCTATGGGAAACGATCACTGGGGTTTCTTTGCGTTAGATGAATACAACACACATGCTAATCCTGATAATTCTTTGTACGTTAGACCTGTAACTTTAAATAGACCTTCTAATAGTAATGATGCGTTTACGGGCAATACTGAAGTTGCTGTCCATACAACTGATACTGATGACAGATTTGAAGGCGCTATTTGGTTAGCTACGTATAGGCCTCCTGAAAAAACGTCTGCGGCTATAGAAAAAGTTATTATTGATTTTGATTTTTGGAACTCTAGTGGTTTTACTACACCTGCGTTTACTGTTAAAGCTGATTGTGTGCATCAAGGTGATGAAATAAGTACTATTACTGTAGGTTCGTTAGACGCTACTGAATTAAGTTCTACTTCTGGGACTGTGTATAAACCAAAGCAAGGTCGTGTAGTTTTGCGCCCTGGTCGAATGCCTTTGTGTTCTCAAATAAATGTAAGCGTTACAGGTATTAAGTCTGTAGCTTTTAATGAAGTAACGGTTGAGTATGCGTATGAACCGCAAACTCCTTTAACTAACATAAACACATGACGGCTTGGCTTGATTATATTAATGATTTAAATACTGATTTTGATGACGATAGTCCTATTTATTCTTCTCTTAACGTCGGTACTGGACTAGTACTTAATGGAAACTTGCGTCAAACTCAAGGAGAGATACAAGCAACTGGAGTAAAGCTCGACAGTGTTTCATTAACTACGGTTCAAACTAGCGCTGAATCTTTTGCTGATAACGACACTTCAATTATGACAAGTGCGGCAATAGCAGACAAAGTAGAAAGTTATGGCTACAGCACTACTACTGGAGATATTACTGGAGTTACCGCAGGTAGCGGATTGTCTGGTGGAGGAACTAGCGGAGGTGTTTCTTTAGCTGTAGCTGACTTAGCTGTATCGCATTTTGCTGACGCTACTATACAAACAGGTAGTGAATCTTTTGCAGATAATGACACTACAGTTATGACTAGCGCCGCTATCCAAGATAAAATTGAGTCTTACGGATATACGACTGCCACCGGAGATATTACGGGGGTAACGGCAGGAACCGGACTTTCGGGCGGAGGTGCGAGTGGAGCCGTTACCCTCAATGTTTCGGGCCTTACTGTGTCTGAGTTTGCTGGTGCTTCCATTCAAACAGGTAGTGAGTCATTTGCTGATAATGATACGACATTAATGACGAGTGCGGCAGTTCAAGATAAAATACTTTCTTACAGTTACATTACGGGTGTGACAAATATTAGTGGTAACGCTGGTACAGCTACAGCATTACAAACAGCACGCAACATAGGTGGTGTTTCTTTTGACGGTACAGGCAACATAGATCTTGCTGGAGTTAACAGTGCTGGCAATCAAGACACATCTGGCAATGCAGCAACAGCTACTGCTTTAGCAACTGCTAGAAACATAGGTGGTGTCTCGTTCGATGGAACAGGTAACATTGATTTGCCAGGTGTTAATACTGGAGGTAATCAAGCTACGTCTGGTAATGCGGCAACTGCTACGGCATTGGCTACAGCTAGAGCTATTAACGGTGTTGATTTCGATGGCACGGCGGCTATTACAGTAACTGCTGATGCTAATACTTTGAGTGGTACTACGTTAAAATCGTCTGTGGTTAATTCTTCTTTGACGAGTGTTGGTACGTTGTCTTCTTTGGCAACTGGTGATATTACGTTGAATGGTACTGCTATTACTGCTAACGCTGATGAGTTAAATATGCTTGATAATTCATCTCTTTCGTGGACAACGTTTACTCCTGTGTGGGAACAAGGCATTACGGATAATGGTAATGCTACTATTAACGCACGGTATTTGCGCTTTGGTGATCTTGTTTTTTGGGAGATGCAATTTGTAGGAGGTAGCACTACTACGTTTCATGCTACTGATTACTTTAGATTGCAGTTAGCAGGTAGCGGATTGCCTACTCCTACTTCTAACATGACGTATTCAATAGGTGGAAAAGGTTGGGTTCGCCCTTCCGGTTCCACAATATATTCTGTGAATATAATTGAAGTTAATAGTGACGTAATTTTCTATGCCGACATTGCAAGCTCATCGTATGTTTTGCAAGCCTTCTGCAAGAAAACAGTTCCAGCATCTTGGACTACTAGTTGTATAATGTATGTTAACGCATGGTACAGGACAGCATAATGGTTGTTGACTTGATGGTAGAGTTCGCTGTAGAAGGTTTAGAAGATAAATGGCGTGTAGATACTATGCGTGGTCATCGTGATATGCTATTAACGCAATCTGATTGGACACAGTATACAGACAGTCCTTTAAGCAATAGTAAGAAAGCTGAATGGGCTACATACAGGCAACAGTTAAGAGATTTCCCAGCATCATGGACTCCTGCTGACACGGCTGAGTTCCCAGATCCACCAAGTTAGGAGAAGAATGGATATTACAAACGAAGAATTAATAGCAGAAATGAACAGGATGTTCAACAAAGAACTAACGATCTGTTTACAGAAACTACAGATACAGAAACTACAGCAAATGCTTAATGACAAGCCGGAAGAAGAGGAGTAACATACTCATATGGCGTATACGGTACAATCTGGCGATTCTTTATACAAAATAGCTAGAGAAAACGGAATAACATATCAAGAGTTAATTCGCCTTAACCCTCAATACGCTGATAACCCTAACCTTATTAGGCCAGGTCAAACTGTTAATTTGCCTCAAACTGGTGAAACAACTGACGATATTGACCCTGAATTTTTTGGGGAACCTGACTTTAGAGATGATATCCCTAATAAGACTGATTACCCTGCCCATTGGGGCGAACCTCCAATGATGCAAACAAAAGACTTACGACTTTTGCCAGGTGGTTACGGAAAGGGTAGTGGCACGTTAGCTAGTTGGATCGCTGAGAACATGC